GTGCATACGTGTTACCGTATCCACTTTTTTATGAAACTTCCTTGAGAGTTGTCTTTTTGTATAAATTTGCTCAACCATATATGAATATGTATTTATGTATAATCGCTAACTTACTTTTTCCCACTTTTGGGAAATCGGGGAAACCACGCAAAAAATCGTAGCAGGTGTCTTTAACGCCGGTCGGCGATTAAGCGTCGGCAGAGGACCCCTATCGGGGCCAGCGTTGATCCAATGCGCCTCAATTCTCTGTCTGGTCATCGCCACGTTCACTTATGGCGCACTTGATTGACAGTCTCTCTCCACATTACAGGCCCCTTCTCTTTGGCGTAGTAATGAAGTCAATACCACATAGTTTCTGTATCTTGCTCTCGATGGTTAATGTACGGAAAATAGGCGCCATATCCTGTAATAATGATAGGTGTATCACATCTTCAGACACCACTTGGCCATTAGCGTTGTAGTAGGTTAATGCTATTACGTTTGTTTTATCTGTCATAAGTTATCAAACTTTCTTTTCTTATTCTTTCCATAAATAGTGGCACCGTCATAAAGCCAATTTCCTATATCTATGGCAGATGGTCCGTTGACTATTAAGCAGTAGCCTGACCATTTATCCCAATTATGTTTTCTTTGACCGTTCTTAATAATGGAGCAATGACAATTGAAAAGGTTTTCCAATTTTCCTTTTATACCGAGCAAGAAAGGTTTTGTTGAAGCTATGTTAAATATTGGCCTTTTGTTTTTCTTATCAAATAACCAGCTCCCGTTTCCGTCGTTGTAGCCTCTGAGGAAATGCCTGAATTGGTCGTCTGTCAGGTCATTTAGCCATTTGGGGTATTTCAAATAATAGCTTTTATTTACCACGCACCCCAAATCTCTTAGCCTCCTATTGAAATATTTAGAGCAAACAATCAAGGAATAACAATCTTTGCAGTTCTTGTTTTTGGCTTTTGAATGTAGATATATTCTATGTTTTGATTTAAGGAATGACCTGAAATCCTCAAGCAAATGATAGTATGGCGTTGTGAGTGATAAATCAACCCTGTATCCTTCTTTATTAACGCAACCATCCGCAAATAATAATCCCAAGAAGTACAACTGGTGTTCGGTTGTTGGATTATCAAAACAATGTATGTCAAACTTTGGTATCTGTGTTGCAATATTATTGACTCTCTTTATGTAAATCAAGTCACTGGCTGATATACCGTGCTTCTTTGCAATGGCACTGCCCGAATATTTGTTTAGTGTAATGTCAGCAACGATACGTTCGTTTCTTTCTTTTCTATACTGTCTAAGGAATATATTATGTCGTTTAAGTAATAACTGAAATGCTACTTGACTGTAGTAAGGTGCGTATTCTTTTCGGCATGAATCTATGGTAGCACCGCCAATCAATTTGGCTTTGATGTCGGTTAGTTGTTCAGGACTTGGCTTAAAGTGGCGCATGTAATAAAAAGATTCTAAAAGATAAATATATTAAGGAGCAATCAAACCACTTGTTATATTTATCAATATGAATAATCAGGACAAAATACAAGTGAGGCGTGTTATGGAATTGGCTGCTCGGTGCTACAATCAAATACTGTATTTAGGGAAAATGATAGGTTCAAACAATGAGCAGGCAGAGGCGGCGTTCAATTCAGCTTTGGATTACCACAATCAATTAGCAGCGGCGTTACAAGTGTTATTAAATCCAAACATCATACAAATAAAAGAGCGAAGGGCAACCGCAGAGGAAATTGTTGACCTTGAGCAATTGATGAAAGAAATCGGAGAGGATGACTCAACAACAGAGGAAGCATACGACCCTGACTTGGCTTTCGCTAATACACCAGAATCCCTTTTGGCGTATTTGAATGGCGAAGACGTGGATTCAGACGAAGAAGACGCCGGAGACGTTCTTGATGACGATGGCGCACAAAGGGCGGTCATCAAAGAAGCCATTAAAAGATTGAATGGCATATCTCAAGCACCACAAGAAACCGACAATCTGACCTATGAGCAACTTGAGCAGGAAAATAACATAACATTTGCGGTGAAAGTTCTAAAAACTATAGATAGGCGGATTACTCAGTGGCAACTTTACCGCGGCGACGATGGCGTTTGGAGGAAGGGCGAATGAAAAAGTTTACCGAGCACTTAAATGTTGAGTTGACCAGCAGCGTTTTCGGCACAATGATTTTCAGGTTTGTCAAAGGCGGTAAGCGTGGTAATGAATTGTTTTTGTTAAGTCCAAGGCGTATTAAGCCTTTATCAAAAAAAAGAAGAGCATCCAAAATTGAGAAAGAAGATGAATGCTCTTAATATAATACATTATCATATTGTAGTATGGCAACATGATACATTTATGAATTTAGAAGAAATCATTTGAAGAAACTCTGTGATTGCCACAGCGACGATTTCTGTTAATCAATAAGTATGGCAATCAGGCGTCTTTCTTATGGTATATCGTATAACGGCACCCCATACTTTAATTGAATACCATTGGTAAAAGCATCTTTCAATGAATCGTCGGGATTACCCCCGATCCCTACCCCGTTTATATCAAATAACACGGGATGTTTATAGTCAGCATTCCAGACGGTTGAGTGTTTATCGCTAGTCAAGATGTACCATTTAGTTTGAGGGTATGCTGTAGAAGCAACATACCACCCCAAATCAGCCAGCCAATGACAAGCGCCGTGGCAAACGTAGTCCCAGAATGCTGGTTGTGGTCCACGTCTGCCTCTGTTCCATCTCCAATCACAGGAATCAAAGTCGGATGGAAATTGTGCTTTACCTACGTGGTATTTACGACCGATTGCCGCTGCCCTTTGATTGGCATAATTCATCATGTGTGGTTTCCAAATACCATAAGCAGTTTTGGACCTGAATATAGGTCCAAGGTATTTCCAATCTTTTTGAATATCTATGTAGTTAGCATTTTTGTAGTATGGGCGTTTCATAATCTCCTTTTAGCGAGCAACCAAATCCTTAACTTCAACCGGCGAGCTTTCTGTAGCACCCTCCGTTTGTTTATTATCAACATTAACGACTTCCACAAACTCTGCCGCGGGATCCTCAAAATAGAATCTTGGAAATTTTTCCCCCTTCTTAAATCGGATGTAACCTTCCTCTGATGTGGCTTTCTTACCTGTTCTTTTGCCATTTCTACTTTTTCTAGTCGGGCTCTTTTCCTTCATTTCGGCCAAACCTCTCTTGAAAGCGTTATACACCTTTATCAACATCGCTAGTTTGATCCTTACAGGGAAAGGTTGTTCGTGTTTATCGTTTTGATTGCCAATAAGAATTTGCCTCAACTGACCAACATAAGATGGAAATATTATTGATGACGATTGACCCGAATACATAAACTTTATGAACTCCGCCGCGTCTTTCCTATCCTCTATTTTTTCAGATGCTAAAATAAGAAAAGTAGATCCAACTTGTTCGGTCAGCAGCGAACACTTTGCGGTTGTTATCATTTCTTTATACATTTCTTTAACCTTCTCAATACTTTCCTGCAACATTACATAATTCTCTTTGAGATACTTGAACCTATGGGAATTGATTTCTTGTGTGAACCCCGGACTACGAATGGAGATCTTGCGAGCGTCGTATTTTAATATGAGATTTATTATCATACCTATCATACGAGAATTTGGGACATCTGGACCACAGATGTCGGAAAAGCTTCTTGGAATGCTTTGAATATCTATAACGTTCCACATATTATGGTCGTTGGTTCTCATTATTGAATGATCTTGAGATACCACCATTTCCGGCTCCATAGATGCTGCCTTTATCAAAGCCTGCAATCTATGATGTCCATTTGCTAACTCATCGTCTATGAAAACTATCGAATCGTTATTTAATTGGGATTGTCCTTTCCTCTCAATAATTTCAGAAGCCAATTTGTCCACATGAGCTTGTCTCAACGGCCTTTGTTTGGGATATAGTTTCTTCACGTATTCTTCGGCCTGTTTAAGCGTGATCGTTTCTTTTGTTTGATTGTAATAATATTCTGTCATAACTGTTGTATTTACCTTTCTTTGATTTTGTGGAAACATCATATCAAACACAAATATGGAAATCAAACCGCTTCATTATTTTATTTTGACTTGGTTCTGGCATACAAAAAGAAAAACCGATCAACAACAGGTTGACCGGCTTTTCGATTTATGAACTTACCCCAACAAACAAACTTGTGATTGAAATGAGCAACCGATTGTTTTTGCTAAGAAGCAAACTTTAATCTTTTCAAACCTTCACAATGATTGAGAGTATATCAAAGGCGGTCGGAGTGGTCAATTTGTTATATTATTTCTTCCTTGGAAACAGATCATTTTTTGTGTGGTAGGTTACACTTGAAAATAGGGCGTTCAGCGTCTTGTAGCCTGTTCTGGATGCGGACATCCTCACAAACTCCGCCAGTTCTGCGCCTAACCCTTCTGGCAAGACGAACCAGCGTTCCTCTACCTTCCACTTCCTTTTCATCTTAACTCTGCGGGCAACCCTTCTTAGTTTATATCCGTGTATCAGGTGGGTCGTATCGGCGACAACATCCTCGGGCAGGTCCGTTACGGGCATTTCAAAGAAAGCGTTAAAAGCAGCTTCAGTCATAACCAAAAAACGGGTTGTCATCCTCTTTAGATTTTTCGGGCAACTTGGGAAATATTAGCATGTGAGAGTTACCAGCCTTGGCGTTGTTTCGTATCTCGACAATCCTTTGTTTTCTTCTTTTAGATTGATAAGGATTTATAGGCATTGCATGACCACAACCTTTGTGTTTGAAACATTCTGGAACGAAGCGTCTCATATCAATCCTCTTTTTCTTTTTATTTCATTCCAACTATTACGTACGGTTGTAGTTAATTGTTGCTGTTTATGGTAACATTGCTTACATAGAGCAACTTCAATGTATTCTAAACTTCTTGGCAACCGTTCCTTGATTATGTATTGTGCTTTATCAGCACCACAATCTTGGCAAATATATTGTTCTTCATTCATACTTCCAAAATCCTTTTCGTAAACTTATCATAATTAACATCCAGTTTATTTATGCAAGATGGATCACCTTCACATGGGCATATTTCTTTAATACGATTCATTGATTTGAGAATCATTTCAGACATATCAAGTTTACCAGACAAAACACAGAATTGAATCTCAGCGTCTTTAATCTTTTTATTAAGAATAGAATTATCGCTTGTTGATTGATTCCTACGATCTACGAAAAAATGAATATCCTCCAAGCAAGAATCTTTTTCCTTTTGAAAGCATTCAATTGCTCTTTTTAGATATACCTTTACAATTGCTTCTTGTGCGTTATTTAGCATATTATATTTCTCCTTGTAATAATAACTATTCTATCAAATCAGTTGACCGACTTCAATTTATTATATTCATGGGAAGGGGGAACTCATCTCATTGCTTTCAATAAAATCTTAAATGTACCTTTTGAGAAATATGGAAACTCTATTTTTAGTTGCCTTAATGAAACATAAGGATTATTGCTAATATATTTTATTACTCTTATTCTTGACCAAACCTTTCTGCTTGAATAAAAAGTCCTTGATGGATATGCTTTATCCAATACCTCAATTGCTTCCTCATTTGTCATAGGCACTATTATATTTCATTCCGAATCTGCCATCAAGATATTTTAACTGACCGGCGCGGAACAGCGCAGCCCAATTTCCTTGATTTCGCGGTTGTTTCTTGGCGCGGAATAGGGGCGGAGCCCCACAACATACTGAATTGGGAAGGGGACAAAAAAAGACCCTGAAAAAGGACATCGCCTTTAATATAAAAACCAGAAGCACTGAAATCCTGTATTACCATCTTTTTTTAGTTTTCAAAGAAGACGCAGCTTCTTTTTGCATCTTCTCTAGTTTTAGATAATTTATTATACTATCGTCAATAGGATTAAAGTCCTCAATCTTTACCTTTTGTTTTTCTAATTCTTTTCTGGCTTTAAAGTCCTCTAAAGCAATCCCAGCTTGCTCAAGTTTTTGTAATAGTTCTTTATTATAGTTTTCAGATTTTCCATTTTGGAAAGTACAAGTACTTCCAGTAGTACTAGTACTAATATTTGTACTTCTATTTGTACTTTCCATTTTGGAAACTTTTTCTTTCCATTTTGGAAAATCTTGGGTAGATTTGGATTTAGTATTTTCCATTTTGGAAAACATCCATATCAGGAACTCTTGACGTTTGAATACGTAGTGATGGGTTTCAGTTTTGATGACCCATCCTTTTTCTATTAGTTTAGATAAAGTCCTGTGAAGTGTGCCCATTGATAAAGCAGTATTATTTACTATATCAGTTAGGCTAAAATCCCATCCGGCAAGAGCACTCCTATGGACTAAATAATCTAATAAGCAATTTTCATTAGCCGTCAAATATTTCTGGACTTGTATATCTATTCTGTTTATTTCTTCTCTCATAATTGTATAACCGTCTCTTTCTTCATTGGCTTTTCAGCGATATGCTTACTTAGTTTAATTATCTTTCCATTGCTGACTTCCATTACAAGGAAGCCGAAATTTGTTATTCCACCGCACTGCCTCTCTCCATAGGATGAGTTGATTTGAAGTGCTGGCGTGGTTATGGCGATTCGCCCGAGGGTTTCAAAGTAAGAGTAATAATGAACATGGCTCCTAATAAAGACATCCGCTTTCTCTCTGCCCTCAGCGGTTTCCTTAAGCATCGCAAATAGAATGTCTCTGCCGGGTGACGATGCCCTTGTGTGTGGTAATGAAGCAGAAGAAACTTTGTGTTTCAGGTCGAAGGTAACGCCCGATATTTTGACAAGCAATCGCTCATCAATATTCTTGGCGTCTCCATTCCTAAAATCTCTAGCAATGATGTTCTCCCAGTCCTCTTGTTCGCCTGTGTGGTATGGAGTCCCGCGAGTGAACAGAAACTTGACTGGTGTTTTGCCATTTAGAAAGTGAACTCGTCTCAAAACTTTGATGGCAATGTCTGACTGCTCCTCAAGGTTTGAAGTGATTAGCTCAATGCCACCGTTCTTTCTGGCACGTCCGTCAATCAGGTCACCATTATTCAGAACAACGTCAAATGGTCCGTGCTTCCTTATTCCATCCTCAAAGAACTGCCACGCTTTCTTTTGAAATTGATTAACACAGTGCTCGTGATGAGCTAAACCGAAACGGTGTCCAGAATGGAAATCGCTTAGGATTAGTATTCGCTTAGAGTGAGGATTTATTGACCGACAGACGCATAGATTCGGTCTGTCAGGTTTCTTTGTGGGAACCATGTTTTCCTTCTCTTATTATAGTATGAAATTGGCTTCATAATATTGTGTATGATACATTCTTAAATAGTGTGAAGCGATGAAAAAAGATATTTTAATTGTTTGAAGGATTATAGAAAAGATAAACCGGATGACACGCTAATGCCATCCGGCTCAAATTTTGTGGGAGGTACCAATCTCCCACCACCAACCCAGAAGACTTCAACCAGAAAGAGAAGGCGCCGATGGAAGGCACCAGAACCAGTTGTTATCTTGACTATAAGTATCTCCTAAGTGAGTAAAAATGGCAACTCTAAAGCGTATTCCTTCTAATGTAATAATGGACAAACGAATATAATATATTGAGGACATCTAACGCCTTTGATATACTCCAAATCACAGAATATATGACAACTAACGATCATTACGAAGCAGTTCAAAAGGAAATATCAGCCAAAGCAAAACGTTGGGTCCTAATAGTTGGCAAAGATGATACCGAGCAAGTCATTGATGACAACAAAGGTATTGGCTTTAGGACACGAGCCGAAGCGTTGAAAAAAGGCTGGTATGCTTACAGAGGCGGAAAAGAAAAGGTCAACCATAGAAAATCTTTTTGGAAGTCCAACAAAGCGTTTGCCGAAAGGTTAAAAACCGAAGCGGTGAAAATTGCTGCTGAGATGGACATACAGGGGTTTGATGTAGAGGATCATCTAATGCGCTTCATTCCAATCTCCAAACCAATTCCATAAACGCTCTATGAAGCGTTGCCCACCTAAGCCGAGGGTCAGCACAGCCGACAGAGGGTAAGACGCCTTAAAAGGCCATTTGCGCTTGGTTATGAATACGCCTCCAATCTGATAAAACTTTTCAGTGTTTTAGCATTCATATCTAATCGGATAAAACTTTTCGGTGTATTAAGTATTTCACTTTACGATTCAAATTTGATTGCGCTTGACCACGGACCTGCTATAATCGTCCCCGTCGAAGGAATAAACCAACGACGTATAACAACAGAAAGAAAAACGTATGATAGTAAGAGAGTTGATTGAAGTACTACAGAGATTCATTAAAATCGGTCGGTTGACAGGTGATGAACCTGTTATGTCCTGCACCGCTACTGGCTATAAAAAGAAAGTCCGTATTCACAATGACAAAAAGCCATTAGATTTTGTCTATGACACACAGGAGTTTTTTGAGGGTAACAAAGGCGGTTGTGCTCTTGTGTCTGTCAAGGGAGTAGCACAAACCAATGGAAAGAAAAGGATGGTTGTTAGCTAATCGTATAAAACTTTTCCTCCGATAAGAAATATCACTTTGCGATTCAAACTTTATTGACTCCCGTGGATTGATAATATACAATCGGAGATACGATAAGAGAACAACCAAAAGGAAAATAAAGCCTATGAAAATAATGAAATGTCCAGAGTGTGAGAAACCCTCTCAATTCCGCTACAACTACTCAATATGCTGTAGTGCGCCTGTAGTAATAGATGACCCCGAATGTGATGTTGAGGACAACTATTTAGAAATTGACTGGGACAACGCTGACGAGGGTTATGACAAAAACACCGGCGACGAAGAAGAAGCAACCTGTGTAAATTGTGGAAGCGTTGTCCAGATTGACGATATAAAGATAGTGGAAGTCAATCAAGAGGCCGTCGCCAGTTAAAAAACAAATGTCCGGAGCAAAGAGGGAAAGCATTGTTTTTTCTCTTTTCATTTCAGTGCCGACCCTCTTTTCTCCGTCAATTTAACAAACAAAATACAAAATATGAAACAAATGAAATGTCCAGAATGCAAGGAAGTGTCAACGTTCACCGCTGAGTATTCAAGAGATGTTGAATATACAGCGCCTATCTGTATTGACGATGATGAAAACGGTGCCTGTGTAGATATTGACTATGACTCAGAGGAAATTGACCGCGGTGACCAGAGTATGGCGACAATAACTTGTGATAAATGCTACGAGGAAGTCTGCCAAGATGAAATTGAAATCGTGGAAGTTGAGGAAACCGCCGTCGCTTGACGTGGAAAACCGCCGGTAATAATATACTACTATGAAAGAAACATTACAGAAATTAAACTCCAAAATAAAGCAATACTGCGAAAAGAATAAGTTGTGCTACTTCGATGAACTTGTTGATCTTGGGCCAAAATTATTCGACAAATCAACCAAAGAAAACATATCCAAGGTTTATTATCTTGTCGTTCATCCAGAAGAAATTGCTTCTTTAGTGGCTTTTAGGCGCGGGAAAACTCCAGATGAAGCAGTCATGGAGTGTTCTATGTTTTCTCATTTCATCAAAGTTGCCAGTTTTGATGCTAATACACAAAAAATCTACATTTATGAAATCTTACAAGCCGGAACGGTTGATAGGTTTTTTGAAAGAAAATTAGTATGACAGCAAAAGAAAACAATAAAAATGTTAGATGGTGCAAGGAAGAAAATGATAAACTGGGATTGGACCCAAAAGTTATTAAAGCGGGCAGTCATCAAAAGGCTTGGTTTGTCTGTAAGGAATGTAAGAACAAATGGCAAATGTCCGTCTCTGACATAGTATTGCGTGGTAAAGGATGTCCAAAATGTATGAAACAATTACCACCCGAAGACCGATTTGATATTTGAAAGAGGGAGAGAAATAATATGCCAGACAAAGAATTGATTAAACACTTTCAAACGGAGTTTGCGAAGAAAAAGAAAGAAATGATTGCTATTAGGAGCGACGAACCAGTTAAGCGAAGACAGTTAAAATGCCCAAACGTTGATTGTCAGTCAAAAGAACTGGTCGAAGGATACACCAAAGAGGAAGGCGTATTTTTCATTTGTGAGTTATGCCACACAATATTTCCATATACCGCATTGAAGCAAATGGGATACAACTTGTGAAAGTAAACCGCCGGTCAACTTTTAAGGTCAACCGGCAGCCTAATTAAATTCGCATACAAAAGAAAGGTAAGTATGCAATCAATAAGTAGTAGAGAGGGAGAGAAATAATATGGAAGACGAGCAAAAGCCAAAATGGATCTTACAAGACGGCGATTCAACCTACATTCTGACAGAGGATGAAGCGGTGTTGTTGTTCGCCACTCTCAAGGCAATACGATTGGAGTATCACGTCAAAGAAATGGCCGAGCTTATTGGTGTTGTGGTATGACCATCAATAAAACGATTTATGACACCAAACGAAATACGCTATGCTTTTGCTAAGGAAACTTTATTTACTTGTGACAGCGAAAAAGACGTATTGAAAGCACTTTCATCCTTTGGACATGGACCTGTGCCAATATCGCCTGTTGTTACGGAGTGGGAATGTCAACCAAGAATGTGCGCTTGTTATTGGAATGCTCTCCATTATCTAACATTGCATACGAAATCGGAATATGTTCTGGCAGTTGCCCGTTTTCCTAACTCATCAGATTATTTCCAACACGCATTGGTTAAAGAAAACGGACAACATTTGGAAATAAGTTATACGCCCTTTGCTGTAAATGATTATCACGGCAACAATCCTGAGGATTGTCTTTATGATTATGATAACCCCGAGCCCGACCCTTATGATAGCGAAATAAAAATGTGGTCTTTAGCTGAAATACCGGCATCAGTTGTCTTTGATTATTACAAAACAAATATTTCTTATTACAATGCAACCGGCGCTAAATCGGTTGACCTGTTAAAGCTGACAACAAAAGAAAAATACTTAAACGTGGCTGGTTTGGCGTTTAAGATAACCTTCGGAGGCTACGGTATCAAAGCTAGAAACGGAAAAGAACTCCGACTGCCATTGAAAGAAAATTTTGTTATGGAAATCAATCCGGCAACAGAATTGGTTGCGGCGTGATTCCGACACTCAACCGCACTAAAAACCCTCTGGCGGTCAAACCAGAGGGATTGGCGTAGGTGTTTAGACCTTACTTAATTCTTTTATACCGGCCTTCACGAAGCGATTCCAGATAACCGGCCTTCGTTCCTTTGCCCAAGTAAATCCTCAAGGTGTTTTCCGCCAGTTTGGTTTTCTTGGAGCATTCTGCAATGCTGAACTCAGCACCCTTAGTAAATGCTTCCAAAACCATCTTTCCGCCCTTCGTGTCTGCCCAGTCCTTGCCCGTGTCTCCGTTTGTCTTGGGCTTCGGGCCTCTCTTGGCGTGGCTGCCGGGCGTTGTGGGTATATCTGAAATCAATCCTAACTCATTGAGAGAAGTTGAAAACTCCGGCAAACTCCAATCAATCGCCACGCCCATTGCCTCAAGGGTGTGTTTGTCGTTTGCTAGAACTTGTAAGCGACGTGAGAAGTCGGTTTTCACTGCCGACATTTGGGCGTCTATGATACTTCGGGCATCCTGAATGATTTCCAAGGGCGATTTATCGCCCTTCTTTGTTTTGGGTAATATGTCTGCTGCTGTCAATGGTGCTGCTGCTGGTTTTTCATTCATAACGGTTATTTCTGTTTGTTCGTGTGTTGTTGGTGGTAATGGTTTGATTACTACTACTCTGTTGCTCATAGGTTTTTGTTTTGGTTATTGTTTCACTGACGATTGAATTGAATATACGCCATCTGTGATTCTGGCCAATGGAAAAATGATAATAATGGCGCTTTATTCATTATACATTGCCAATAGGGTATTTATGAATTGACCACTTGTTGAACAGCAACGAAATGGTATGTCTGTTGAGTCATCAAATCCACAACGGGTTTGATTTCCATAATGGAACCATCAAGCCCCATTTTGATAAACCGGCCATTTTTCGCATCAATGGTAAATGTCTTATCAGACTTGTTTAGAGTTATTCGGTTGACTTGCTCCCTTATCCACGATTGAACCGTTGACCGCAGTTCAGAGTCGGTTTTCAGAGTGTCGAGCCGTTTTACAATCTCATTGAGTTTGTTTGTGCTTCCTTTCGCTGACGTTGACTTGGCAGAAGCCAGTTCAATCTTCCTTGTCAATTCATCAGCCTCTTGTTCAAGCGATGCCAGACGCAAAGCCAGAGACTTTGAGGGAGCAAATCCAAGCGACTCTGTAATGTTTGAGATTTGTTTTTGAGTTTCAGACAATTGGCCTTTGAGGATTTGAATTTCAGCATTGAACGAAGTACCCGACTCATCACGCACCAATTGCTCGGGACGGAGACGGAGAAGGCTGACAAACGATGTTTCAAACGGGTCATATTTGACCATCGGTTCCGTGCAACCGAGTCCTTTGACGTGTCCGTGGCAGGTGATATACTTTCCGCCCTTCCCATTACTGACTTTAATTTTTTGTCCACATGAGCAGAAAGCAACGCCGGAGAAAATATTTGCGATGTTGTTTCCACAATAAATGCCTGTCGGCCTCTTTCCCTTGTTGTCATTGAGTCGGGACTGAACTTTATAGAAAGTTTCATCGGAGACAACGGAAGGAAAGAAACCTTTAACAATTTCTCCGCCATTGTTGTATTCGCCAATAACCTTTCTGTCGGTCAAAAGTTTGTAAATCACCGCCTGCGACCAGAGGCCCGTCCCTCTCAAACTTGAAACGTTCTTTTGATTAAACTCTTTTGCAATGGCAGCCGGTCCTTTTCCAGCAAGATAAAGGGTAAAGATGGAAGCAACCGAACCAGCCTTTTCGTTCAGTTGAAAATTATCATCAATCCAGCTTGGAAAAATATGAAGTTTTACCTTTTCCCCATTGAGGATTTGCTGACGGCCAACTCTATACGCCGCTTTGACTCTCTCAGACAACTTTGCCGAATACTCATTGGCAGAGGCCAGTTCAAGTAAGGCAATGATTCTGTCAATCGGTCGGTTCAGACTCTCCCTTGTCAGGTGATGTCCGCCACGTTCAACGTATATTTCTAATCCAGCACGAAGCATTTCTTTAAGAATGTCCTCTGCGGTGTCAATTTGCTGTCTTGAGAATCGGTCAAACGCTTCGATGACCATTACAGAACCTTGTGGAATTTTTCCCTCTTTTACGGCATCAATGATTGACCGAAGCGTTTTGATATTATCACCCTTGAAAGCGGAAACGCCCAAGTCGGAAGCGTTCAAATCCTCTCTGAGTGTCCAACCTTTTTCGGTTGCTACCCTTTGAGCAATCGGGGTTTGACGTTCAACGGACGAACCGTCTTTTTGGGACTCAGAGGAAAACCGAATGTAAGAGAAACAAACCTTGTTCTGTGTTTTCATAATCTATTTTTTCTAATTGTTTCGTTAAGAGTTGACGCTCTTAACTGACAATGATTCTCTCAGAAGTAGGTGTTTCAGTCAATAATTTATATGAGAAATAGGTATGGATTGAAACCTTGGAATGGCACTGGTTTACGCACATTCGGGCAAAATAGGTGTTGAGGGAAACACAAAATCGCTCACAAAATTGCCCCTTCCCACGTCAATGAGAAGGGGCGGGTGCATCTTGGGTGAAATAGATTAAGAAAACACTCAAGTTGCGTTTAGAAATTAAGCGGTCAGAGGGTCGGAGTCAACGTCTTACTCAACCCACAATTCAAAGGCCGGAATGCGCCTGATTGCGCCTGTAATGGTTGTGTAGGTGATTGAGCCTACCGGCTTCATTCGGAGTGGTCCAGCATATTCCCTATCGTTGAAAACGCTGGTCAATCCTTTGACAAATATATCACCGCCTAAATCAACTTCCTTGACGGTCTTTTGGTCTGGTTCCCTCACGTAAGTTTCGTTTGATTGCTGATTGAGCGGAATGCGAATACGTGCTCCGTCTTTGGTAACATCCAACACTTGAAACGACTCTCTGCCGGAGTTCATTCCATTGGGTTTATATTGGCTCATTCCGAAAGCCACACGTTCAAGATTTTTCGGGTCGCCAGTGATTGCCCATCCTGAAAAGTAAAATTTGTATTCCTTCTCATTCCGTTGTTGTGTTACCGGCGTTATTTTAACCGGCTTTGTTTCTTGTTTCTCCGTTGTCTTGGGAGAGCAGGCAGAAAAGAGGATAGCAACGACTGACAATGTTGTAATGATGTTTTTCATGTTTGACAGTCTATCAAACGACATTAAACGGGCAAGCCTCTGGCTCAATAAGGTGTGGTCAACTCTTTTATACTTGCCTACCCAACGCCGTCTGTAATGTTTGAACTCTTGTATAAAGATTTGCTGCTTGAGTTGAAGTCAATCCTTTACCAATCCAATAAAGACAAAAACGTTGTCCAGACGGTGCCCAATTAGCAGCATTGGATAAATCTCCATCGTGAACATAAATCTGAAATGCGTTTGTCTGTCCTGCTGGATTTGTTGCTGTTGACCCAATTTGAGAACCGTTCTTGTATAGGCGTAGGTCATTTGATGCTATTCTACTTCCTATATAAAATCCGATGCCTCCTGCATCTGCTATAGTTATACCATTACTGATATTCCACATTTCTGCGTTGGCATTGCTGGCATCGTGATAGAGATAGCATCCACGAGTAGCATCAGCCGACGTTTGGGTTCCCATTTGCATTCCGCCTGCATAATTGGTATCTCTAACATAAACAGCCATACTAAAATCGTTTATCCCTCCAGCACCCATTCCGTTAACACCGTCACCAACAAATCCAGTTCGGATACCTTTACCCGAACCACCAACCAATCCGTTTGAAGTATAATCACCAGCCACAAATCCAGTGAGAGTATCAGTTGTAGAACCAGAAACGTTTACTAATGGTGCTTTCAACGCATTCAAATCATTTCCAGCATAAACACCAATACGTTGCCCAAGAGTCCAAAGCCCGTCCGTCTTGCACCCGACAATAAAATTACCAACTGCGGTCTGGACACCACTGCCTGTAACATCGCTTGATTGTCCTTGAACTCTGCTAACCCAAGAAGACAATTCTGGTTCGGCACTGAATCCCGTTGCAATGGCGGGTTGAATATATCCTCGGAGTGTTGGTACGAATATCATATTATGCCAAATCCCCACTCAATATGAAGTCTCCCGAAGCAACTCTAACAAGAGAAGCAACGGCGTACTGTCCTGCCAATGATTTGAAACTCTGTCGGTTTCTCAATACGGTGGCGGTTGAACCAGTAATAATAGACACTTGACCACTTCCACTTTGGAAGATGAGACAATTAAAATTGGTATTCAACGAACTTGAAATTGTCACATTGACTGCCGCTCCACTGACCACAGAAACGTATCTTCCGTCATCTGTGTTAGACAAAGAAAATGAAGCAGTATAGTAGTTGGCAAATCCACTTGTTAGAGAATACTGATTAGCATTGACTATACCACTACAAGTTATAGCAGTCGTGGCATAGCTGGCAGAAGTAATCGAGCCATTATAGAAAGAAGCAGTTGAACTGTTTGTTGAATAACTTGCTGACGTGACCGACCCATTAAGAAAAGAAGCAGTGTTGGCATAACTTGACGTTCCTAATAATGAAGCAGTCACAGACGAAGCAGATATGTTTCCTTGAACGTGTAACTTTGCTGTTGGACTTTCTGTGCCAATACCAAAATTGTATGGTTGTGTTCCTATGTAGGAATTACCGTCCGTATTTAATCTAATAAATCTTGACTGGGATTGGTTTGCTAAAATAAGTGCGCCAGCAAATGGACTGCCAATCTGTGTATAATAATTTGTAGTGTCATCAACTCCAGCATTGTAAATCAATAATGTTGAAGCATTCAACCCTCCACCATTTGCAAAAGCCACTTGAGTTGATACTAAAGATTTGTCTGCCCATGAGGCGGATTTAGCATAACTAGCAGACAAAGCATTTGAGGCATAGGAAGCAGAAATGATTGTGGTTACGCTGAGAGGATACAACGCATTTGCAACAACGTCTCTGTACACCGCACAAGGATTTTGATAAGTAATGACAGAGCTGCCGGAGACAACCTGTAATTCTAGAATATATTGGCGACTCCTATTACTACCTATTGAGGCGCTCAACTCGTTTGTATTAAGTTGAAAAAGTGCGGAGTATGAACTTGAGGACTTGAAAGAACACGTCGCCAACGCAAGGGCAGCTTCGCCGGGCAGACCTAATGCCAATGTCGCGGTTGAACCACTGGTGCTGAAGTAAGAGCCAGTAACTCCGTTCTTATCAACAAACTGTGCATTACAGGAATAAATGTCAGCAAAGACAAGAGGGAGAGACATTACAGGCAACGCACCGCTGCCAGTTCTGTTGACAAGAGACACACTACGATTAGCAGCCTCTTGATTGAAAAATAGTTGTAAATCCGCCATATTAGATAAATAGGGAAAAAGTTATTGTTTGTATTCGGTTTATTTGGTTAGGAACAACTCCCACTTTTGTTTAATACCTTAAAGAGCATATAATAACTTGCATTAAAAGCCGGTGGTAAAACTTCAACTAAAGAGGAAGTACAAGCATTGGTTGTAGAATCGGTACATGACGTATCGTTCGCAGTAGGAAGAAATACGTCAGCATATAAAGTTGAGTCGAGATCCGACAGGGGGTAAGTAAGCACAGTTTCCCTCTCCAATTCCTCAGTGTTGTTTTCTCTAATATAATAATGCGTTCGTACCTGACTTTGGAATTTCATAGCAAACAGTGCGTTTGTTGCATAATAATAAGATGGAGTATTAAAAGGATTAAATGGAGTTACTAAATCATAATATGTGGGAAAATTACTACCACTTGCATACCTGTGATAAAATGCCGTTGTTGGTGTTGAGACATCACTTATGGCATCATACCCTATTGAGCCAGTTCCTTGTACATAAAATGTTGTCCTAATTTCTGGATATGTTCCAAATGGATTCAAATAACTTGCACTATCCAGCAGTGAATCAACGTCTTGATACATTCGAGAGTCCGTATATTCATTACTTAATGTTATTGTCCTTGTAACAATGGTGCCATCAAGAGTAGGGCCAGCAACCGTTGTTCTTACTGTGTGTCCAATATCATCAGATATTACAGTCAAGAAAACGGGGAATGTATCATTGTTGCCAGCATAACCACCTTCACCGCTTCGGTCATCTGTAAGAAGCCCGCTGAGTCGGTCCACGTCTAGCAATCTTGTGCCCCCATACGGCTCAACTTCATTAGGGCCATCCGTTGTAAAAACCACTTCTTCATGTAAATATTTCTTGTAGAAATCTACATTGGTGAAAAAATTGTCTGGTGCTGGAGTAGGAAAATCTAAAACAGGGAAGCCGTAGTACCCATGGTACGCAAGAACCGATCTATTAAATAAGCAGTTGTGTTGGTTACATGCCGATATGACAAGGGGGGTACTCATTATTTAACATGCTTCCAATCTTTTCTTCTAATTACATTACCAATTATCTGAGCGCTTACGTTATATTCTGCGCCCAATTGTTTATTGGTATATTGACCTGTTAATTTCTTCTGTCTTATCTCCAAGACTTTATCGACAGTCAGTTTATGGCCAAATGGATTTGCTTCTCCAAATTGTTTTTGTGAATGATACTCTGAAGATACTTCAATAGTTTTCTTGTGCAAACCGTCTCTCCACGCTTCTTGTATGTTTTGTCTATCAGTACCCCATTTTAGATTAGATATATCATTATGCGTTGTGTTATTATCAATATGTAAAACGTGTGTATAATTATTAGGATTAGGAATGAATACTAATCCTATCAAATGATGAATATTGAATGTTTTAGGGTTTCCATTTTTAGATAGGCCCACTGTTAAATACCCATCAGATAGAAAAGGTTTTAATAATTGGCCTTTGCAGAAATGTTTTACTCCGTTAGAATATATTATCCATCGGTCTAAACTCTTAGCGTTATGTAAATTGCTCAATTGATAATAACCGACATAGCCGGGAATATCATACCATATTTCATTTGTTATATTTTCAATCATAAACTTCCCATTATATCAAATGGTTCATAATCTCTCAATATTTTAATACGGTTCCGTACACACAACACAAATGGTCTTGTTGGAGCCTCCGTCACAGACCAGCAGCTCCCTAAAACGAAACTCTTTTCCCCTTGCTGCTACTGGAATGTCATTAGGGTTAATGTAATAACTTCCAAAAGATCCCATTTTCATTTCCATACTACCGGAATTGATTTGAGTATAATTCGTGCTCGCACTTGTGGGAGACATCCATCGCATGAAAGGAAAAGAATAAGGAACGAAAACCTTCCAGTAAGCGTTTGAAGAACTTACTTCCCCTAATCCGGCTGCTGGCGGTTCATTGTTGAATGACGAAGTAATAGCAACGTAGGAAGATGCTTTACCAGTTACAATTTCACTGCTAGTTAATCTATAAACAATGTCATTGGTTACATAATTCGTAGCATTTTGCCACTGACCTTTGAAATTCAGGCTTCCACTAGAAGGTGAAACAAAGCTGCCGGGGGATTGATTTGGCAGAGGAGGGTTGTTTATTTTATCCAAAACATCTTTTTTTATTCCGATAACAACATTGGCGTCTGCTCTTTTGTCTATACTAATCCCCGGACCCTCTGTTAGATTGGCAAATTTGTTGATAAATCTAATAATGCGATTCATCAACTTGGCACTAAAAACTGTAGCTTTGGATTTACCGGCCGTAAACATAGGATAATCAAGTTGATTCGGTACCTTAACCTCATCAAAATTTCCTTCCTTTGTGTTTTTGGTTTTGTCCATATATCAATAAATAACGGTCTAAGTAAAAGCGCAATTCATGCGTTACGTAAACACCGCGTCTGTCAACGAAAGCGCTCGTACCTTGCGTGTTGTTCTTTCATAAATATTTCCGTTCCATCTTCGCACGGTGCTCCCTTCAGCAACAATATATTGACCGGCTATACTTGACTGATAGGTGGCGAGCGATGGTGTTGTTATCTCCGAGAGCGTATCTGTAAAATTGCTATTTTCGTCTTTGATTTGAAAAATTTGTTCAAGCGGTATGGTGTCCGGTGACTCACAATTTACGCCGGGCAACCAGTACGTAAATTCTAGTTTTGAGTTTACCACTTCCGTTTTTGGATTGATTTTAATAACTGGTTTACTGAAACCCAAATAATTTGTGGCTGAACCGGAAAGATTCAACGTCGCAACCGTTATTGAAGTTGTTGTTCTTGATATTATTGGCGTTGTGTAATAGATGCCGGGGAAAATATATGTTATACCAACTGCGCTGTTTGCTGTCGTATAGTGTTGTGCAAAGTTATAGTAAACCGTGGCCATCTGGTATTCAGAACCGATGTTATGAGGAAAGTTCTGGAACGACTTTAATTGAATTAAGGAACCATCCAAACTTGAGGTACTAGATGAGTCAATGTAATAGGTGATAACCGCCACAGAATTGTTTATACCGGGTTTTGTGTAGGCGAACGACTCAAACTCCGTCCGGGCAACAGAACCGCTCTCAGATAGGCCGGGCAGCTTCGCCCACGTCCTTGTAAATCGTGATATACCGCCCCCCAAATCTGACAAAGTTGAATCGTGAGAGAAGAAAAAGCCTATAAAATCTTGTTTCTGGTTCTCGGTTCCAACGTCAGGAATTGTTTCAAGGTAATAGTCAGTATAAATGATAAAATCCTGCTCAACCAAATAATCAGTGATATTACCCTCAAACGGAAAGGTTGGCCGTTCAATGCTAACTGCGTATGGTTCTTTCCATAATTCGTCAGCCCCCCATTGACTGGTGCTTCTGCCGTAATGTTCTAATGTATTGTTTGGCATAAATTATAGTATTTCAATTTAATTTCCCATTGCCGGGATGATTTTCCATCCGGTCGTTTGTTCACGATTCAACAATTCCCCTTGTATCTCATTTAATTTAATCAACTGGTCATTCATTTGTTTTAATGGGTGTTTATCACGAGAATTTAATGGATTGATTCTATCTCTTAACTCATCAGCCAATCGCAATCGCGCTTCAGCCTCCAAAATATTTCCAATCAAATTCAGTTGTCGTGCCTGAGCTTCCCATTTCTCCACTTGCTGCGCTGCTCGAATGGCCCAACCCCTAGTTTGTGGATTGTTCAAATCGTTTTGAAATGCCGGTGATCCTTCCCATTGTTTTTCCCTATTCAAAGCGTTGTTGACGGATTCAGGCGATGCGTTGAAATCTGGTGCTAGAAATGGTTGCCACAACTTCCTGAACGGTTCGCTCATCGGACCTTGCGACAAATCTTTTAATGCAAATGCTATTCTGTCCAAGTATTGTTCCATTATATCCATTTGCTTAATTTCACTCTCTACAATCTCGTCTTGGATTTTGGCCATTTCCTTTCTTAGCTTTATTTGCTCATCAAGATTCTTTCTACGTTCCTTCTCTTGTGCGTCAATCGTGTCATTGATTTCCTTACTTACTTCACCAATTTTGATGGCATAGTCCAAATCATCGTTATTGGTTAATTGTTTTTTAGCAGCTAAATCGTCGGCTTCTCTTATCAAGTCGTTTCTATGCTCAATCAGGTCCGTAATTTTCTGTTCTGTATCAAGCGTCAATTCATCAATTTTAAGAACTTTCTCCCGCATCTCTTTAGAAATCTTCAATTCTGATTGGCTCAATTTCACTTCCTTTAATATCGAATCAAACGGTTTTTGTTTTGCAGTCGAGTTTGGACCAAGAAAGCCAGCAACAAAATAGTCGTTGAATTGTTTAATGAACTCCTGCATTGGATTATCACCTTTGAATATATCCGCAATTGCTTTGATTATTCTTTCCCTCTCTGCGGGCGCTCTACTAACAAGATATTTATTAAGCATTTCCTCCGTCAATTTATAATCTTTTGGAGTAACGATTGCATCCATTATACTTGTGCCATCGTCAAAAGCGCCCGGCTCAATCCCCGGATGTAGTTTCTTCCATGCCTCTATCGCGTCACGTTTTTTGAACAACACTTGGCGAAGCAAATTATTCCGATTTGTGAAATCTTCACCGACACCTAGACGAAAAAGAATTTGCTCTCTTAATTGTGCAGCGGTCAATTTGGTGGCTGCTTCGGGAGAAACTCCGCCTATGTTTTGTAATGCTTTGAGAACATTTGGATTTAATTGGATGATTTCTTCCATCAAATTCTTCCATATTTCCAAATGCTTTCCGACCTTATCTTCATCGCCGAATTGTTTTGCGTTTGCAAATAGTTCTTTTACGGAATCGGTTGTCAAATTGAATTTCGTTGCTATATCGTCAATCGTCTTGGCTTCCTTTCTCAATGCGTCAAAATGGCCTGTAATACCACCTAACAGCGCACCAGCACCTGCGCCAATCGCAATTCCCAACGGACCAAAGAAGGCTCCAACACCCAAACCAGCAAGTGCGCCAGTGAATGCTCCCTTGGCGCTTTCACCAAACTTGTCTCCAAATGTTGCTCCGAGGAATGAACCTAAAAAGGAAAATATCAGCACGGCTCCGTCCTTAACGTCGCGGAAACCTTTCTTTATTTCACGTTCAGAAACCTTGCTGAAATCCTTCCCAAATGTTTCACCACCGGCTTGACCAGAAACGTTTGAAGCCTTGGCAGCCTCAGAAGCGATGGACCTTATCTTTGTAAGCAACTGTTGTTTGTCGCCCTCCAAAGAACTTTGATCAATGCCGTAGCTTATTAGGATACGATCCACATTATCCGCCATTGGACACCTCTTTTGTTAAATTGTTTTCGGTCATGCTGACTTCCTCATTGATTCGGCAAAGCCAATCGCTTTTTAGCTTATCGCTTTTGTTAAACAAGATAGCTCTCGAATCGTATTTCTTTGAAATACAACGAAGGTATTGCCAAAGTCTTTTGAATGGCATGTCTAAAATCTCTCTTTCGGACCAATGAAATTCTGAAGCTAACACCACAACCAAAGATGCAATCCAATGGTAGTATGGTATTTCGTCAGGCAGTCCCTTTGTGTTGGTTGAGTCTTGGAATGATTCTTCTATGTAATCAGCGATGGCTCTATACAAATCATCGGGGCTGTATTGCAGGCATTGTTTGACTAATTCCTTTCTTTTAGTTTCATCTTGTGGATTGAAGTCAAAAGAAACGATCCAAAGAAATAGCAAAATATCGTCAACCGCCACGTCGCCACCACAAAGGATAGGCGTTTTTTTAAGGTGTAGCAGGGAAAACAATCTTGGCGTCAAAGGTTTAACTTTGACATCAAGAATTAAATCGGGGTAATCGAGAAAGCTAAATTCTCTTAATCTGTTTTCACTCTCAACCGCCTCTTTGTACCCGTCAATTTCCGAAAATAGAGCATTCATAATAATTGGTCAAATGCCATAATAAATGGCCATAGAACCAATTATTAAGGATAGCTAAGATATAATTTGCGGAAGTTTACGTTGATCTTTTTGTCCGTCAGTTGATTTTCCGTCTGGTCAATTTGAGAGAGCGACATTGTCTCCGGCGTTCCAATAATGAACGTAGTAGCAAAATAGTCTCCGACTGCTGGAATCAAACTTGCGGTTGTTGCTAGTTGAAACGTAGCAGAACCGACAACGAAATTGTCTATGATTACTTGGCCTGATGGAGCACCTATTTCATCGCGCCTCTCAATGACTGTTGAGGGTCGGGAGATAGATATATTTTCTGCGACGTATGAGCCTTTTGCTGCGCCGACTGAGCTTATGAGTGAAATCACTCTGGACCCGTAAGGGACCGCGGTATTGTTTAGAACTGGCATTGTATCATCCTTTAAGTTTAACGTCCGTAAGAATTATTCATCACGGACACAGAATAAATATAATAAGATTATCGGTTATTCATTCTATTTTGCTTTGTTTTTTCTTCTTGTCGCCAAAGATTTTTCAATACGTTCCCGACAAAACTTCTCATATTCCACGGGATTGGCCTTTAATTCCTTCCACCAATTTGATATTGTATTACTAATCAATTGCTTCTTTTCGAGCTTATTATTTACTACCACTAATTTTGCTCTGTGTTGTTTGGACAAACTTTTTCCTCTATGTGCAATTGATAATTTCAACTTTTGTTCGTTTGACATTTTATAGGAACCGTTTCTTCTTTTGGTCGCAACCAGCTTCTTTACAATCTCTGGATTGTCCATCGGGTTAGAATCACCGCCAAGAGTGCAATTATATCCGCGCCCTCCCTTAGCATAAGAATTATGGAGTCGAATATACATACGTTCTAGTATTTTGAGATTGCTTAAATCATCGGTTTCGTGGATGACTTCCCACGTCCAATCTTCCTTCTTATATTTTCTTAATGCTTTGCAAATTAGCGTTGTATTTCTAGGTCTATAAAGAGCATCGCCATAGTGCTTTTTAATTCTCCATTCCAAAGAGTTTGTTGAAAGTCCAATATAGCATTTGCCATTGACTAGATTTGTAGCTTTGTAAATTATCATTCTAACATCATATCAAGTCCGTATTAGATATACGATTTATTTTAACTGGTAGGCCAAGCAGTTGCGTTGACACATATTCTCATGTCATAGGTGATACCAGACAGATCCAAATTATTATCAGCGCCGACCGTAGGCAAAATACCGGTCAATATTAAAGACTGGACTTGATGAAACGGCATGGCGAAGGAACCGCTGTTATACACTTCTTTGTCCTTAAAAGCGTTTAGAACTTTCCTTTGATAACTTGCGTGGCTTCCTTTGGTTACTTCTCTGTCTGTAACCACCGTCAGGGATAGACTCCCGGCGTACGTGTCATATAAACAAATATCATTCACAATCTGAACGTGTGTGCCTGCTGGTCCCAATTTGAAAGCACACTCAACACGCGGAGTAATTTCAACACTTCCACCCCTGCTATCATAGGCATTGGCAATACCTGCATTGGATAAAATAGCCATTGAGCTACTTTCAACGTAGGTCTGTATGTCGTATGCCTGCTCGTAAGTTGCCATAAATTATAGTTTAACCTCCACTTTAGAGTAACCAGCTTTTTTAGCCGCATAGTTCACTTTGAATTGTAAATCTTTTTTCATTTTATCAGCAATTAGTTTTAGACTGAAATTAACAAATTGAGTCAACCGGCCGATTGTTCTAATGTGGTTTTCATATCTAAAAGAATGTTTCGGCGTTTCAATATCGTTCTGGATGGAAACAAACTGCCTAGCTTTTGCTTCCTTTGACGCGACCCAAGACGGAGCCTTTACACCAAATAACTTTCCAGCAGCCCAAACAGATGCTCTTAATAGTCCAACATTCCCGATCTTCCTCTTGATGTAATCATTTAATTCCTTCTTATCCATTGTTGCTTTGTTAGGTTTTACGCCTCTGGAAATACTTCCGGCACGTGTCCTCTGTCTTTCAACGTCTTGTGGATTAAATGGTACAATCTGTTTATTTTTCAGTTTCTTAAATTCCGCTTTTGCGTTGCTGACAATGTTGTTAATCGCTTCATAATCTCTTTTACGAATTAGCTTTTGAATTGTCGGGGAGTTGAAGGTTGAATAATCAATCAAATCATAAACCTTTCTCACGTCTCTTTTGACTGCCTGTTCACCTGTTTTCTTTGGCGACAGGTCGGCATCTCCGTAGGATACAGGCGGAGTCCGAGACATAATATCCTTGAATAATATGGCGCTGTATTTGTTCATTGTTTCAACTGCATCTTTACCAAGAGCACCGACATAAAAATTAAGTCCGTTTTCAAACGCTCTCAATGAGTTCTCATTTACTTTGCCTGTTATTTGCATAGGTTTTATGTTGGAACAAACACTGAGTCCTTACGTCCTCTTAACGTGCACCATATATAAATTGGATTATAGTTGTTTATTTGAGCAATTGAGAACGAAGCGGATATATGATTGCCAACAAGAGAGCAGGTCTGATTAGGTCTTAATACCGCCGTGTTATTTGTTCGTGGAATGAATACCGAAATATTTGTTATGTCTTGATTGTATCCAGTTTCCAGCATGTCCCATTGTTGAATATATCCATAACCGATGGCACAACTTGAAGAAACGTTGACGGAGCCGGATTGATAGTGAAACGACCCGCTATTCATCGCGGTGGCTTCTTGTAATGTTCTAGCTATGTCGGCGTCTAAGCTCATAAGTTAAAAAGCCGAGCCGAATTTCTCCGGACCCGGCTTTTGTGAATCTATTGTGTCCAGTTAAATTATTTAACTATTGATAAGGCGCATTACATAGGCTTTGTCGGCAACCTTAGCGCCTGCCTGTGTCTCGATCACATACTGCCTTCCTCCCAGTTCTGGCCGTCTAAACGACTTGAGAGTGTAAGTAAATCCTTTATCTGGAACCGTGTTTGTGTCCACCAGTTCGACTGTGCTATTGTTTTCTACGGGGTCAACCGCGACGGGTCTCATAACAAACGCCACTCCGCCGTTTCGTATTGCCACGCCAGAATAGTTTGTGCTTACAAGAGGACTGCCCGGAAATGAATTGCTTTCAACAATGTTGAATCCTTGTAGCGGAAATGCGACCGTGCTTCCCTTTGCTACCGTCAGCGCCGAAAGTGTAAAGTTATTACTAACTACCGGGTCTGCCAACACTCTGCGATAAGCATTGGAATGTAGAATCAAAGTATTACGTCCGTCTGTCGGCCAATTGCCGGCACCAGCGGCGATACTTGCGCTTGCGACTGCGTTGTATGACCAAGCAGAAGCGGAGCAAGATGAGGACAAGGCCGCGTTTGCGGAGCCTGTCAATGACGTGAGATATAATGTTTGTATATCACCAGCCAATTGATTGACGTTTGAACTGATAATCGCTTTTGATGCGAAACTCAAATCACCGCCATCAATTATATCAGTATCGCGGAGAATCCATGACTTGTATAAATGAGTTAGCGAAACGTCAACGCCTGTCAAATACGTTTCGTTTGCCGTATATGTGCCTCCGAAAATTGCTTCGGTTTGTGTTGATCCTACTTTGTAAACCCTAACGCTTTTGCCCGTTGGGACATCAGCACTGACATCAGTGCCAATTAGGGCGAAAGGTGCGAATGAACCTTCAACCGTCTCCGCAACGAATTGCGAAATAGCGGTGAAGTCTGTGTTTGAAAAATTTGTTGAAATTGCCATATTGTTATTTTATTTGAAAATTGTTAAATTGTTTATGTTCTACCTTTTAGAGTATTTTCTCTTTGAATGAGAAGTTCCTTCCAAGTGTCGGGATGTTCCCTAATATATTCACGTCTTTCAGATGTATTAGCTTTTGATTCCAAACCTTCTAAGAAAGCGGTTACGCCCAATACTGTTGGAGTGTTGTCAGTATCAATTTTCACCATCGGGGAACCGGCTGTTGCTAGTTTCTCCATAGAAGCCATTGCTACCTTGTTGTTGAAATCTTTTGTGTTTTGTTTTTCTGTTGCTAGTTCACTTTCAATCATTTTGATTGTGTTCTCCAATTCAACCTTTTCAGTTTGAATCTTTTCGTATTCTGTCTTAGCAACCGTTGAAGAAGCATCTTCAGTCTTTGGTTTTTCTTCTTTTATAGAAGCCAATTCTGTTTGAAGCTGTTTAATAAGAGTTTGGGATTCCTCATTGGCTTTCACTTGAGTCGCCAATTGCTTTTCCAAATCTTTCTTTGCTTGAAATAGTGAGATCATATTTGTTTTTATTTTACCCTCTTATCATAAGAGGCTTGAAATTCTTGTTAATAAATATAATACCATCGCTGAAAAGGTTAATAATCTTCGGCGTTGTCGTACAAAGGATTGTTGCTAAATATCTCATCAGCACTTGAAATCACCCCGTCAATCAAATTGTTTTCCAAAGCCCGTTCAGCAAGAAAACTTCTGGCCTTGATCTTATCAAAATCAATATCCCTGTAAGTTCCAACGAACGTCTTGAAGGTATCAGCAACATAGGTGATGTCCTCACGTATTCTGTCTTGAGCTTCCGTGCTAATGGGAAGTCCCGGCAGTATCTCCGCTTTGGTGTCATCCGACCTAATGACAATTGGCTTTAGTCCTGCATTTTCCATTGCTCTACTGGAATCTATAAGATAAGCAAAAGCACCGATTGATCCTATTTGTGAAAACCTTGTTGCGTAAATTTCTGACGTACCCGCAATTAAATAATAGGCCCCAGAGCAACACGCACCCTCGACAAGCGTATAAATTGGAACCGTGTTTTTATTTAATTCCGCGATGTATTCGGCGAGCTCCGGGACCCCCTGTGAATCGCCGCCGTTTGAGTCCACACAGAACAGCATCGCTTTGGTGTCTGGATAGCTCAAGGCGGAGTCAATCTGTTCTCTCAGCACGTCTATGTCGCACATACCGGACATTGCGTCTATTGAGGAAAGGCGTTTTCCAAGGGTACCGTAAATGTTGATGTGGCTTATTCCGTTAGCATCTGGTTTTTCGTCAATGGTGTTTCTTTCCAGATAAGCTTCCTCGTCTTGCTGAATCTTATTAAATGAAACATCAGCACCGTGAATCTTTGCCTGAAGTACTTCGTGAATTATATTAGCTTTTTCCTCTGGCAAAAGCAGTGCTCGGTTGTAAAATCTAGATGTCAAATGGAGAAGTTGTTTCATATTATTGATTTCTGTTTACTGGTGGCGGCGTTGTTTCATCGTCATCAACAACAGGCGGCGGTGTTGGATCGGAAGATTGATTTGGGTACAGACTATAAACATTATTTATATCAACGCCTTCCTTTTGGCATTCGTCCATTATCATTTTCACTTCCGCGACTCTCTGCTTAATCTTTTCTCGAAACTTGTCGCCGGACTTTCCATACAAATCTGTTAGAGTAGTAGCACCTACACGAAGCAAATTTAATTCGGCAACCGAATCTCTGTTAGAATCCAACGTGGCAATCTTTGGATAAATTGGCTCAATCTGCATCCACGTTTCATCAAACGGAAGGAAGCCTAACTTGATTGCTTTGGCTAATCCGTAGATCGCGGCACGTTTCCAAATCTTGTAAATGGTAGCTTGTCGATCCCTAATCTTACGTTCCAATTTGCCGAGCAAAGTTTTCATATTGGCGGTTGTCATTCCACCCATGTCGAAAGCTAATTCAAATGGAATACCGATGCTTGTAAACGCTCCACGTAATACGTGATTGTTCAAAAATATATTTGTATCAGGCCCCGGTCTGTTGTTTGGAACCGGATGAATACCAGTATTCGGGTCTTTGGAACCAAATAGCCTTACTGTCCCACCTTGATAATATTTCCAATAAATTGGTTGGCTATTTCCACCACTATCAACCGAACTTGTCATATTGTTGGCACCACGGATGAATTTGCCCGGCGTAATTCCGCCTTGCTCATTCTTTTCGGTAAAGGCGTATGAAGATAATTGCTTTATACCTTCCTTCTCAAAATCTTTGATGTCGCGATAATCAACCCAGTCGGGAATTGAACTGGCCAATGCTGGAAAGCCTCTTAATTGTTTTGGGTATGTTGGCTCGAAATACAGTTCAGCATTTTGGACACTAAGCTGTTCGTCTTCGTCTTTTGTTTTAGCAAGAATGTTGTACCCAATCGGGATGTTATTATCATTTACAATTATACCGTCTTTGATTCTGTATCCTGTAAACGGGCCACGTTCAACGACTTCCTTTTCCTTCCTTGAACCAATGGCATTTGACCCGATAAATTCAATCATCGGGTAACGTCCGTCACCAGCGTATGTAAGGTGCAGCATAATTTCCCCGTCAACATCAATACGAGTACTAGCAATTCCTAAATCCGTTATGAAATCGGTTTTCCAAGGATTGCAAACATTGAACCAATTCGTTAGCCATTGTTCATACAAAGTCCCTACTTCTTGATTGTTACCGAAGTAGTAGGGCAACCAGCTATCACCGATGGCATATTGTTTTATATCACCAATACAACCTTTTAAGGCCGGAACATTCTCGTGATAATAACGTGCCTTACTTACAAGAGTGCGTCTGTCGTTCTGTGAAATCAAATCCTCAACACCCTTGTTTGAGTAGTTCTGTAGTACCTCACTGGTCCTATTAAAACGATTGTTGTAAAAACTGGACGCATCATACAAACCGCCGGCTATATTGTAGCCATTATTTGTTTCAGCAACCAATGAGATTTTGTCCTTGTGTCCGTTTGATGAAACTTTGCCATTCAATGGCGGTCGTCCTCTGCCTCTTTTAATTTCTTTTGTAGCTTTAGCCATATCAATAAAATGTTATTTGGTGTACCCGATGTACTCAGTTATCATAGGCTGGCCGTATGTGTCGGGGTCGAGCAACTGCAAAGCATAAGTGACCGCTGCCAATAGTTCTGTTGGATTTGTTGAAGCTGCGTAGGTAGCACTCAACCCCGGAATGGAAATTGACGTGGAAACTTTTCCACCATCAGTAGTAAGTGAAGTAATTGCCGATGCTCTTATTGCCAGCAATTCACTTTCAGTCAAACCAGCTTGAGAAAGTAAAGTTATGTCCATAGTGTAATAAATAAATAGATATTGATAAGGTAATAGTTTAAGATAAATAGGGCTTCGGTATTAGTTGCACTTCGTCCGAAATTAAAGAAGCTACAACTTGCATAACTTCGCAGTCAAAAGCATGGTTCTCATGGCGTTTAATCCATCTCCAGATTATGTCGCCGTATTTTGTTTTAATTGGCCTCTTACTTTCTCCAAATATTTGTTGTTTGTAATCGGGTATATCAAGGCACTTGAATTGTCTTTCAGATTTCCCGTCCCTCAAATTAGCAACAATATCTCTAACGGTATTTGGAGCGAACGAGAACCAGATCGTGCCATTCTTACCGTGTGGAATTGCCTTCGGTTTATCAAAATATAAAGAATACTTTTGACCATTGATTTCCCACAACGCAGGCTTGTCATCCAGATAAGCATTGCCCTTTAGTCCAACAAACAAATTACGGTCAATAAATTCCCAAGTCGCTCCGTCCTCGGTAAATCCTATATCAACAAAGGTTTGATTAGATGAAACGTTAAACTTCTTTAATAGTACCAGCAGGTCACTTTCAGTTTTTACCTTGTCATAAAACAGCATTCTACTATCACCGATGGCGGACCACTCTCGCACCAAACACCAGTAACAGTTTTTTTGTACATCGACTGTGGCAATTCTCGCAACCGCTTCTGGCCAGTCAGATTGAATATCATATAACTGTGTTTTAATGTGCTGTCGCACATAGTTTTCCTCAATCTCTGATTGTGGCCGGCAAATTCTTTGTTTATAGAAGTCCTGAATATTTTGATAGATTCCTTTTTGTTGGAGTGCTCTAGCTTCCAAATATTCGTCTAGTAGTAAGTTCCAATCTCTTGTAATAATAGCGTTCCAATGGAAGGAGCGGTTAATCGGTTTACCAAAAGGATTTGTTTGAAGATACCGACCCGAAGCATTCCATTTCTCTTTTAATTCCTTTGAGTCCGCGTGTTTGTGTCCGCAATATTCACACTCGTATCGTAAGGTATTTATCGCTTCTACTTTGTTGTATGTTTCGGTTTCTTCGTTATATGTCTTATCGTTTGTATCAAATATCAGACCGAAGCTAGTACCATCTTCACGGTGAGCATAGAACTGGGGGGCAAAATATTTCTTGCAACCTTCGCACTGGACATTCCAAAACTCCATTGTTCCAGCATTGAAATATTTATCAAAATCGTCATTCTCTTTACCGGCTTGGCTGATGACTAGAAGTTTGGAAATGCCCTTTTCCTCAAAGGCCGTCAACCGAGCTTCTGCTAGTTTCAACTTTCCACGATCCCACAAATGGACCTCATCACAAATTTCAAATCCTATACTCTTTGCCTGAAACGCTGACTCCCTTTCGGAATTACAATACAAAGTACAATTGGGAAATCTAACACCCTTCTTTGTAAGTTCCCTTTGGTCGGGCGGCGTGATATGTTTAAGCGCCTTACAATTCAAAAAGAGCGGGTATAGTCTGTCGTATAATTCTTCACCGACCATTTGCTCGGTGAGCATTGAAAATTGGATCGGCATTGGTCGGTTTGCGATTGACCATGCGATTGCTAATTCAGCAGCTAACGTCCCACCTGATTGAACACATTTTCTGATTATTACTTTCCGTGTGTTCAAGTCCTTAATGGCTTTCAATGGCTCAATCAAGTACCTTGAACTTTCAACGGAGAAGCGGCCGGGCTTGGCGTAGGATGGCGGCAGATAGCAATTAGAAGCAGCCCAAGTATAGATTTCTGAGGTTTCTACTTGTCTATAAATTCCCTTCGTTTTCTTTAATAATGATTTCTGGAACTCAACATTCATTTACGTTTGCAGCCCTAACTGGTCAGTCTCCGGCAGGTCTTCTTTTACTTCGGGATTGTTTAATGTTTCATTTACATTTTCCATAGTCTCGTCATCAACAATATGTTCAATCTGTTTGTCAGATACATACGCTTCCAAGTCAGCGTAAATTTCTGTAATGATTAAATTAAATAATTCGGGCTTTTCCTTTGTTAATTCTTTTAACTTGTCGGTGAACAGTTGAGCTTGGAAGCAGAGTAAGTCTTCAACCTCTTGACGGTTTACAAGCAAGTTTTCTTTTTCTTCGTTCTCCAACCGAGCTTGTTTGGCTTTCTCCGTCCTCCAAAGAATATCCATTTCTAATTTCTTCTTTTCCAAATCGGGATCTTCGGTTTCAATGTTTTGATTAAATGGATTATCAGAAGCAGAGTTTTCTTTTTGTTTTAGATAAGATCCCTCTGCATCTTTGAAACTCTTTTCCGTCCACGCCACCCACCGACCCACCATGCCGTCAGGATTCACGTCCTCAAGCATACGTG